CTATGATTATGTATTTTTAAGAAAATTCCTGATGAAATCATACGGAAAACCTATAAAACAGTTAAATGTGAAATCACATTACCCTATCAGCATTGAATATAATAATGGTTTAATTCTTAGAGATTCACTTATATTATCACAGTGCAAACTTGAAAAATGGGCTGATGATCTTGATGTTGAACATAAAAAAGCAACTGGTAAATGGGATTATGAAAAGATAAGGTCGCAACATGAAAATTTTACACCTGATGAACTTGAGTATATAGAACATGACACACTGGCAGGGGTTGAATGCATAGATAAACTTATGACCAACTTAAATAAAAAGATTTATTCTATGCCATACACCGCAACGGGAATACCGCGTGAAGAATGTTATAAAAGAGGTGTACCAAATCATGCGCATGATATGTTCCTTAAAATATCACCCGATTATGATATATATGAAATACTGGAAAAGGTTTTTCATGGTGGTTATACACATGCAAATAGACACTTGATAAAAGAAGTAATTGAAGCATTCGTTAAATGCTATGATTTTACGTCAAGCTATCCATTTTGTATGATTGCTAAAAAATTCCCTATGACAACTTTTCAAAAATTTGATGACTGCAAATGTGATGATATTTTAGAACATGCAGATAATTATGCATTTATGTTTAAACTGATTCTATATAAGTTTAAATTAAAAGATGAATTTGAATCAATGCCAGTATTACAACATTCAAAAATAGAAAACGGAATAAATCTGGTCCTCGATAATGGCAGAATTTTGTGCGGGGGATATGTTGAAATATATATCACAGAACAGGACCTTGATATTATCAAAAGACAATATACATGGGAAAAACATTTATGCACAGATGTTTATTATTCAGTAAAAGATTATCTTCCCAGATGGTTTACTGATTATGTGTATGAACTATTTAAAAATAAGACAATGCTAAAAGGTGGTGACCCGGTTGACTATGCGCTTGCAAAAGCAAAATTAAATTCCCTATATGGTATGTGCGTACAAAAAGCAATTCAGCAGGATATTGTTGAAGATTATGAAACCGGTGATTTTACTACCAAAAAACAGAATAAAGGTGAACTTTATAAATCAAAATACATTGATAATAAAAGGAAGATATTACCTTATCAGTGGGGGGTATGGGTCACTGCCTATGCCCTGCATAATCTTTTTGATTTATTTGACTGTGTTGAACCTTCTGACGGGTATGACCATGCAATATACACTGACACTGATTCATGCTATGCGCATGCATGGAATGAATCAAAATTAAATGCATATAATGAAAAATGCAAAAATGAACTGCTTGCAAATGGTTATGATGCGGTGCGTGTCAATGATAAGGAATACTGGCTTGGTGTCGCAGTTTCAGAAGGTGTCAAAGATGAGTATTCAGAATTCAGGGTTCAGGGTGCAAAAAGATATTGTGGCAGATCACTAAAAGATGGTGAACTGCACATCACAGTTGCAGGTGTTCCGAAAAGTGGCGCAAAGTGTCTTAATGATAATATAGAAAACTTTCAAAAAGACTTTATTTTCTCCGGGGCAGTAACTGGCAAAAAGACACATACTTATTTTTTTGTTGATGATATTTATACAGATAAAAACGGAAATATCACGGGTGATTCAATCGACCTTTCACAATGTGATTATAAACTTGACGATATTGACATATTTGATTTTGAAAAGATATTTGAAGAGGAAATCGAGGTGCAAACATATGAGTAAAAAATATTATCATTTTGAAGATGATCTTCAAAACTATCCTGATGCATGGTGTTATATTGTTTGGTCAAAAAGAGGACCAGGAAAAACCTATTCAAGTTTATGGTGGTCACTCTCCAATAAAATTCCCATAATATACATGAAACGCACAAATGATGATGTTGACCTTATCTGTCAACAATCAACTTATGGTTTTGACGCTTCACCCTATGTTCCAATAAATAGGGATAAGCATACAAATGTAAAAGCAGTTAAAATTAATAATGGTCTGGGGGGATTCTGGACACACGTAAAAGGTGATGATGAAAAGGACCACCCTGAAGGACTACCTGTGTCATATTGCCTATCATGTAATGCGATAAAAAGGTTTAAAGGTTTTGATTTTTCTGTGTGTCAATGGATTGTCTTTGATGAATTTATACCGCAACTGGGCGAACGAATATCAAGAAAAGAAGGTGAACTTTTACTTGATCTCTATATGACAGTATCACGTGATAGACAGAAAAGAAGTTTGCCACCACTTAAACTTATCTTATTTGCGAATGCTGAAGAGATATCAACTCCAATAACTAACACACTTGAAGTAGTTGATATTATGGCTGACTTAAATGCATCTGGTCAAACTCACTATTATGATCAGGAACGTGGTATACTACTTCATCATATTACAAATGATGAAATACCAATTGAAGATTCAGAAAAGCAAGGCATTTATTCAGCTATGAAAAATACAAAGTGGGGGGCAAAATCATTTGATGGTACATTTGCAAATAATGATTTTTCCAATGTAGTTAAAAAATCAATTCGGGGAATGTCACCATTTATTCACTTATATGTAAATACACATCACTATTATATATATCTTAATAAAAATAATGGTAATTACTATATGTGTCAGATTAAAGGCAATTGCATTTTTGATTATAATCTTAATCTGGAAAACGACCAGAAAAAATTCTATCTTGAGCATGACATTGATTTATGGAATGCATGTGTAGAAGGTCGAATGAAATTTGAAAAATATTCAATGTATGATCTTATAATGAACTATAAAAAATTTTATTCTATCTATTGACAAACTGTATATAGTTGTATATAGTGGTTAATAGAAAAGGAGGTAGCCAGAATGAAAAAAACAAAAAATGGTATTACATTCAATCAGGAAGAAACCAAAATAATCAAAAGCGCACTTTATAAGGCATACGAATTTGAAAAAGAAAAAAGTCATTTACTTGATGCTGATATGTACCTGCGCTTGCATAACGAGGTAAAAAACTATGATGTCAAAAAATCACAAGGGGATATATCTTCAACTACATCTAAAGAATGATGAAGATGTTATCAAACGTTTATTATCAGTTGATAATATGCAGGGATATATTAAAAAGTTGATTCGTAAGGACATTCAGGAAGGGGACAAAAATGATAAAAGTAGGTAGCAAATTCAAAAAGGTAGTTATTAAAGGGTCAGATTCAGTTGTTGAGCATGAACTTCTGGTGTTATTCCTGGCTATGCTTCAGACACCTGAAAGAGCACAGATTCTTGTTAATGCAATTGATTCACTTAATAAGTCAATTAAAACGCTTGGTGCTGAAAAGTTTGGATTGACAGAAAGTGAGGATAATAAATGAACCTATATGAATTATATCAAACATATGTTAATGAGTATCATATAACAATCACATACGAGGAATTTTTAAGCAGTACAAGGCAGAAAGTGACCATGAATAAATTACTTATTATTTTGACAGTGGTATATTGTATTGCATCAGCAATATTGATATATGGCACATTCGCATATGGTTTTTAAAGGGGGCAATTATGAAGTTTAAATTTTGTGATATAGCGCATTATAGTGCTATGGAACTTGAAAGTTTTCTTGAACGAAACAAAATAAAATTCATTAAAGAAGAAACCAGTAATGATCAGGTTGAACGCTTATATGATATTACAATAATGAGTGATAATGTAACAATTAATGCTTTTAATAATGTTGTGAGTATTGATATATATTCGGAAGATATTTTAATAACTTCAATTAAAATACATAACTTCAATTAAAATACACATAACTGATTTTAGCACACTAAAAATTTTTTAATATAAAGGAGAAAAATATTATGGGACTTATGAACAGATTCAACAAGGGTACTATTGACTGGGGAATTGACACAAAGGATATGAAGTACATCAAGCTTTCAGAATTTAAAGTTGGTGATGTTATTCCTGTAAAGGGTCTTTTCATCAACAAAAAGGGAAACTATGAACCGCACCCGGTAGCAATTGCAGAAAATGGACTGATTGACCTTCCTCAGCACCAGACTGACACAGTTAATGAAATTCTTGCATCACCTGAAGTTGTTGAAGCAATAAAGCAGGGCAAGGTTGCATTTAAAGTCAGAACTTATAATGCGACAAAGTTTGGTAACAAGGAATGCTCATCGGTTGAATGGGTTGATATCGAGTGATATAATCAAGTTGTAAATAGTTTTTTGTTCCCCGGCTACCAAAACAGAAAACACGTTGCGAATTAACACGAAAAAGCATCTTCATTGAATGAAGGTGCTTTTTTGTATATACTGAAATAAAAGGAGGTCAGTTGAATGAATACTGAAATCATAATGTGTACGTTGTCACTTCTGGGGACATTTGCCGGGTCGCTGATAGGTGCGATAACTTCAAGCAATTTAACAAATTATAGGTTGTCACAGATTGAAAAGAAACTTGATAATTATAATGATATTATCACACGTTTAACTATTGTTGAGGAAAAAATGAAGGGGGTGTTTAATGATGAAGGGCACAATTAAAAATTTAACTAAATTCGTTGTATTTTCCATTGTTTTTGTTGTTTTGTATTCTATTTTTGAATTTGTTTTTTCTATTAAATACGGATTTTCACATGACACATTAACAACATGCATTTATGCATTTTTTGGAACTGAAATTGCTTCATGCGGACTTATCAAGATTTTTAAATTAAAGGGTCAGGTGATTCATTATGACGAATAATGAATTTTTATTTAAGATTAAAGATATATGCATATCTGAAGGAAAACGCACAAATATAAATCCATCACTTACCGGGGCGCAGGCACTAATTGAATCAAAACATGGTGATTCTGGACTAGCGATAAAAGGTAATAACCTTTTTGGAATGAAGGGAACTTATGGAGGAAAATATGTTTTAATGCCTACAAAAGAATTTGTTAATGGTCAGTATATTTCAGTAAATGCAAAATTTAGAAAATATCCTTCATGGACTGATTCAATTATTGATCACTCAAACCTTCTTTCATGCACCAGAAGATATAAAAATTTAGTGGGTTTACGTGATTATAAAGCAGTATGTAAACTAATTCAATTTGACGGATATGCAACTTCTCCAACTTATGCAACTACTCTTATAAATACAATTGAAAAATACAAATTGTATAAATGGGATATGACTGCATTTAATAATGAAAACCCATATCGTGAACCATTTACAAATGTAAAGAAGGGCATGCGTGGTGACATTGTTAAATGGATTCAGTATGAACTTACACAAAATGGCTATGATCTAAAAATTGATGGTATTTTTGGAGAAAAAACAGACGCATGTGTCCGCAAATTTCAGTTTAAAAATGGACTTGTCACAGATGGTATTGTTGGGAAACTGACACGCGCAAAACTAAAGGGGTAAAAATATGAATATTGAATGTTTTAATTTTGCAAAAGAACCAAATTCAACCGCGAGACCTTCAGGAAGTGGCAGAACTATCGCATGCAGGCTTAAAGATGATTGTTCTGTCATGCACCCGGTATTTTTGTTAAACTCATGGAATTTTACTGATAATTATGTTAAATGGGGTAGTAGATACTACTGGATAGAAGATATTGTGATCATTACAAATGATCATGCAGAATATCATTGCAGAGAAGATGTACTTGCAACATTTAAAACTTATATAGGTTCATCGAGTCAATACATATTGAGATCAGCGCATGCATATAATGGTAGTTTAATTGATACCAAATATCCTGCACTTACTTCAATAGTACGTTCTGAATCTGAATTTAATGGAAGTATAGGCAGTGCAATAACTGGCAATGGATTTTTCGTTATCGGAGTTATGAATGGATCAACTGTATCTTCTGGTGGTATCACATATTATGCACTTGGAGAAACGCAGATGCAAAATCTTCTGCAATTCATGTATGGTGGTACATGGCTTGACACTTCAGAAGCAACGATTAACATTGCACTTCAAAAAGAACTTGTTAATCCAATGCAGTATATTTCAAGCATTGTGTGGTTTCCTTTTTCAACTGATATATATGGAAGTTACCCTGTTGAATCACCTGTTTTTGGTTGGTGGTCCGCTTCTGGTGTTTTGGGTTCAAGAATTGACGCAGGTTCATTTGTTCAGGTATTTTCTGAAACAATTCAGCTTCCCAGACACCCACAAGCATCAAATAAGGGAACTTACTTAAATTGTGAACCTTTTACAAGGCATACATTATTCTTTTATGGTTTTGGTCAGATTCCAATTGATGCATCACAGTTTGCTGAATCAAATAACGCAGTCTTTACGTTATCAGTTGATCTATCAACTGGTGATGCAAAACTTACAATATCAGATAATTCGCCTAAAGTCCTGCAACAAATGTATGGAAAAATGGGCGCACCCGTTCAGATAAGTCAACTTACACAGTCACTAACTGCGCCACTTACAAATGTAATTTCGGGCGCAGTTGGTCTTGCCTATGGTAATGTAGTAGGTTTTGGTCAGGGTATATTATCGGGTATAGAGTCAATGATGCCACAGTGTGAACGGAGTGGGTCAACTGGTTCACGTATGGCATATTATAAAAAACCTACCATATTAACTGAATGCAGGCAGATTGCATCTGAAGATAATGCGCATTTAGGCAGACCATTATGCGTGCGCGGAACTATTTCATCATATCCCGGATATAATGTTGTTGAAAATGCAGATATTGATTTTGCTTGCAATTACTCTGAACTTACAGAAATAAAATCATTTATGGAAAGTGGTTTTTATTATGAATAATGTTTTAATGTTTTTTATCGGATTCTTATCAGCACATTTGTTTTCATTTATAGTTTTCATGCTGATATATATGAAAGAAATGAGGAAATATAAATGACATGGCACGCAAAACCATCAGGCGGATATGCTTTATCATCAAGTGAAAATTATGATAATTCCATGGAAATATATGGGATATTAAATGCGCAGGGTTTCACAGTTGAAGCTATTGCAGGTGTATGTGCAAATGCACAGGCTGAATCAGGACTTAATCCTTGGAGATGGCAAAATGACACAGTAGGTTCAAATTATAGTAATGGCTATGGACTTCTTCAATGGACGCCGGGCAGGGGATATATTTATCTATCCGGGACAACTCCAAATCTATCAACATCTAGTGTAACAAGTGGCGCGACACCTGAAGATGGTGCAAGACAAATGCAGGCATTTTATGAAAATAACCCTGCAAAATGGGTTAGTAGTTGTTGGAGATCTTCTTACTGGAAACCAGAGGACTATCCAGTATATTATGCAAGAACACGTTACATTGTTAACACTTGGGGAAATGGTTCGTCAATCAGTCTTGATCAGTTTAAAAATATAAATGACTGCTATTATGCTTCAGATTGCTTTCTTGCATGTTTTGAAGGTCCGGGAGTGCCAAATTATGAAGCACGTCATTCAAATGCAAGCGCGTTTTATAATAGGTTTACGGGTGTTGACCCACCTGAACCACCTGAACCACCTGAACCACCTGAACCACCAGAACCACCGACTGATATAGAATTATGGTGGCTATTTAAAAAATTTAGTAATATAGCAAACATTCATTCGATATGATATTATATAGATATGGGGAATGTATGGGCGAACATCACCTGAAGGAAGTAGGGTCGTCCGCAACTTGATCAGTTTATAACATTCCCCATATATGAAAGAGGTGATATGATGACATATGAGCAGGCAATCACAAATGCAAAAAATGGTCAGAATGTTAAAAGGTCGTCATGGTCAGACAGATATATAAGAAGAAGGGTTGAAACTGATTCTGAAGGAAATTCAAAAACATATCTTGAAGATGTAACGACCAGAACAACAACCGCGCTTTATACATCAACTGATGGTGATATAATGGCAACTGACTGGACAATAGTTTAATAGGAAGGGGAACAAAATGAGTAAACTTAGTATATTTGATATTGTTGCACTTGCAAAAGCAGGTTATAAGGCTTCAGACATTAAAGAGTTAACTTCTGTTGATGTACCTGAAGAAGATAAATCTGATAATGAAAATGAAGTTGATGTAGCTACTACAACTCCGGTACAACCGCCCGCAGAAAATTCAGCAAAAGAGACTGAAAAGGTCGAGGAAGGAACTGGGACAAGTGACAATGATATTGATTATAAAAAATTATATGAAGAAAAGTGCAATGAACTTGAAAACGCACAGAAACTAAACACCAAAATGCCCATACCACAAAATGAAACTGAAAACAAAACTTCTATCAATGATATTGTTAGAAGGTTCATGTAATTAAAGGAGGTCAAAACATGGCTAGGACTTTAACACCCGTTGATGCATATGCCATTGTGCAGGAAATGGTTGACCAGATGACTGGCAAGGTCAATGCAATTCGCGTTGTAGATGCATCATCATTCGCTAGTGCCGGTGAACTTATTATGTCTTATGGTACTGAAAACGTAACAAACACATTAGGTCTAGTAATAGGTAGATCATATATGGCAGTCAGACCATATGATGCAAAACTTAGACTTATCAATGCAATTGATTCTGGAACATACACAAACAGAATGAGAAAAATTTCATTCTATGCGCGTGATACAAAACCTTCAGGTTGGTATAATACTAATCTAAATACTAACCTTGCAATGGGATTTACAAACGGTCAGAATAAAGATTCAAATGGTAATGCAAGATCAACTAAATCCCAGTGGGAACAGAATGTTCCAGTACCGCTTGAAATGAACTTCGCAGGAACTGATACATGGCAGGATTCACAGACTGTATATGAAAATCAGCTTGAAGTTGCATTCAGATCACCTGAAGAGTTTACCAGATTCGTTGAAGGTTACATGATGGAGAAGGCAAACGATATTGAATCACAGAAAGAAGGATATAACCGCCTTGCACTCATTCAGCATATCGGCGCAGTTTATGATATGTCTGCAAATATGACAGGTTCAGTTGTAAACCTTACATCTGCATTTAATACAGAGTTTGGCACAAGTTATACATCAGCTCAGCTACGTAGTACATACCTTAAAGAGTTCCTTGCTTTCATGGTCCAGAAGATTCAGATTGATTCTGATCGTATGACAAACAGAAGTGTAAAGAATCACTGGTCACCTGCAAAAACAGTTGATGGTGAATCTTATACACTTCTTAGACATACACCAAAGTCAAGACAGAAGCTTATGTTATACAATCCGCTGATCATCAAGTCACGCGCTTATGTATTCCCGGAACTGTTTAATGAGCAGTATCTGAAGCTTGAAAACTTTGAACCCGTTGACTACTGGCAGAATGAAGCAGAACCTGAAAAGGTTGACGTTATTCCTGCAATTCCGAACGTATCAACACCAAATGCAGGTCAGATTGCAGGCGCTGAAGTAGAGATACCTTATCTTGTAGGAATGCTTTTTGATGAAGATGCACTCATGGTTGATTATCAGCTTGATACTGCAAGAAGTACACCAGTTGAAGCACGCAAGGGTTACAGAAATATCTGGTATACATTTGCAAAGAATATCATCTCTGATACAACGGAGAATAGTATCATCTACATTATGGCAGATTGATAATACAATATAGGGCATGTATTTATGCATGCCCTATTTTTAAGAGGTAAACAAATGAGTGAATATATCCCTATGAATTATGAACAACTTAATATCAGTGCAGGTACTTATTCACCATCTGCCGTTAAAAGTTTCAATAATAAAACTTTTGCATTCTGGCAACGTTCCCTTTTTCATCGTGCTATGAGTGTTATTGATCTTGAAGTGCCAGAAAGTTGGCAGGGAAAACCAAAAGACTTTTTATATTATTGTCTTTATCATTTTGGCTTTGTATGCGTGTCAAAAAATACTCAATATGGCTATTATTTTCAGCCTTGCACACTTTCAGGTTATGATCTTTATTATCAGCCGACTGAATGCATAATAACGAACCCTGCTTTTAATGATGCATCAAAAAGATTAAAAATATCAACTGACTGTGAACTTTTAAAACTCACACCAGATTATTTAGGCATCTGGGATATTATAAGTTATTATGCTGAAAAGTTGTCAACACTTGATAACGCTATAAATATGAGCCTTATCAATAACAAGTTTGCGTTTTTCCTTGGTGCGAGAAATAAAACTGCTTCAAATGCACTTAAGAAGATGCTTGATCTTGTAAATAAAGGCGAACCTGCAGTTGTGTATGACATGAAGCTGATAAACGATCCGACCGATAAAGAAATACCTTTTCAGTTTTTTGAAAGAAAACTGAAGGATAGTTATATCACTAGTGATCAGCTTATGGACTTCCAGACAATACTTAATAACTTTGATGCTGAAATAGGTATACCAACAATCCCATATCAGAAAAAAGAACGTATGGTGTCAGATGAATCAACTGCGCGGATATATGATGCTAAAGCCAGAAGTTTAACATGGTTTAATACATTATCATCATCAATTGATGAAATTAAACTTTTATATCCCGATATTACATTATCGGTTAAACTACATTATGATGAAACTGAAGGAACTGCAAACGATATTGATGTAAAGGGGGTTGAATCTTATGAGTAGCGCAAAACTTACACTTTTAGGCTTTAATTCCTACTTTGATAATAAGAATGATGACCTTTTTAAATATCTGACAGTGCCAACCGGATTAACTAAAGAAACTTTAACTGATAATATCCTAATGCGCGGTGGTGAATTTGAAGTGTTATATTCAGACCCCGATTTTATGCAAAAGTCAATCGGGGCATGGTCCGAAAAATGGCAGGGCACAATGAAAAGATGGGTTGATGCACTCGCTATTGATTATAATCCGCTTGAAAATTATGACAGATTTGAGGACTGGACTGATGCAAATGAAGGAAGTGGTGCATCATCTTCTGAATCAATATCAAATCGTGGTTCAAATCGTACGGAGAATACATCTGGTGAATCTTCTTCAACTGACAATCAGACAAATGAAAGAGATTCACAGAATCCGCCAACACATACAACGCAAAAAAGTGCATATGATTCAAATGATTTTCAGCCATATACTAAAGAAACTGATACTGGCAAATGGACACAAAAGGACCAGATAAACGGAACACAGTCATCAAACACAAGTGCAACTGAAAGTGATATTATCAATGTAAAAGATAATAATTCAAGTGTATTAAATAATAATGCAGAACATTCCGGGCGTATTCATGGTAATATCGGCGTTACAACTAGTCAGCAGATGCTTACTCAGGAACTTGAACTTGGGTACTGGAATGTATATGAAAAAATCACTGAATTATTTTTGCAGGAATTTGTAATACCAGTTTATTCATAATATAATGAAAGAGAGGTATTGATATGCAAAATTTATTTACAAATA